TACCAATGTGGCTGTATTTCCACCGGCAAGATTACTTGAGATTCTAAAATACCTTCCGTTTCTTGGTCCTTGAAACGTTGCGACAGCAGAAGTTGTAGAAGTTACGAGTCCTCCGGTACCACTCTGGCTATCGGTCATAAACATACTACGTATATTAGTTTGTGAACCGTCTCCTGAAGTTTGAAATGTCAACGTTGCAGGCGTGGTATTTGTTAATATTTCAATGGAGATCCAGGGATAATTTAAAAGATCAAACCAAGCAGTATTCTGAGATCCGGCATTAAGTGTAAGAGTTGCCGTAGAATATCCTGTCCCTGCTACTAACTGTGCATTCTGTCCTGCTGCTGTACCGTCACCCTTGAGGATATTGGCTGAGTTCGTACCGTCGTTGATTGTTGAATAAAGCATTCTTGCTGAACTCATGCGAACGTTACCAAATTGGTTTTCCGTAACCGTTGAGGGTGCGGTATCATCGAGTTGCGCGACGAGGCCCGCGGCCGTAATGCCTGTACCAACTGAGTCAGTTCCTGTCACAACCGCCCGTTGCCTATCAACCGTCGTGGCGTTCATTACAAGTCCAATCGCTCCTATAGTGGGAGTTGTCGGGGCTGCTGAGGCTGCATCTGCGAGCGTTACTGCTGCTGGTAGTTCTGTATCAACAGTCCCAGAAACCACCCAAGGTGATGTGCCCTGATTAACCGTACCTATAACCTTTGTGGTTTCGGCTGCAAGCGTTGCCTGTACTGCAAAGGTGCCAGTATTAGTGACAGCAATTGTTGTATTTGAAAAAGCAACAGTACCTGAGACAACCCAGGGGGAGGTTGATTGCGTAACACCGATTGTATCCCCTATTTCAACGTCAACCTGAATCGCACCACCTGCGTCAGTCTTAATAATTCTCTTGGTCGTACCACCGTCGTCTGAGCCATAGATAGCTACTGCGTCCGTATTCTGTGAGAGATTGCGGATACTAAGACCTGATGCGGTGACAAGAAGAGTGCCGGTTGAATCCACGGCAAGAGCGACACCGGCCCCATCACTTAAAGATAGCGGGACGGCGTTATATACTCCTGGTAAACCATAAACGGTGTATTTTCCTGCCATATATTATGTGCAATAAAAACAAACTTTTCGAGCTTTTTCATGTACTCCATGCCTCTTATACATTTTCCATTCTTCACCGCGCTGGTACGCCCGTGCATAACCTGTAAAAATAGCGTGAATGCGTTGGCGACTGAGACCGAATTTTTCACCAATCTGTGCAAATGTCAGCCCTTGTCCTCTTGCAAGCTGTATTTCGCTGTATGTCGGCATATGTTATTTTACCTTCGATAATCTCGGATTCTTGCGTTTTGCTGATTTGCTTGCGTGTCTTGTTGCTGCGGCGAGAATAGAACCGGCTGACTTCTTACTATAGCCTTCGCCCTGTATCTTTGACTGTACGGCTGCAAAGCCGGGATGAATTGTGCTCATATATTCCCACCTCCTTGCTGCTGCATTAACTGTCTTTCAGCTAACACATGTTGTGCAATCTTGGTTTGAAACTCTTCAGGCAAGTGGAGGTACTCAGGCTTGGCAATAAACGCAAATTCATCCTGTACGTGCTGCTCCCATTGTTCGGGTGGTATATCCTGGAACGGCTGTACATCCATACCTTTAAGTATTTCCTCAATATGATTAATTGGCTCAATAGGTGGCTGAGTCTGAGCCATTTGTGGTGATTGTCCAGTTTGGCCAATAGGTGAAACGCCCGCTTGAGGCTGTTGCCCTGGTACTGGCACTTGATTTGGTTGTGGCCCTGGTGCTGCCTGTGGTTGCGCTTGCAATGGTTGCGGCGCACCTGACTGGGGCTGTCCTGGTTGTCCAGCCTGTGTAGGTTGCGGTTGCTGTTGCAGAGGTGGCATTTGGGACGGCTGAAAGCCTGCTTTTTGCTCCATTTCACGCTGTACATCAGGTGGTGCATCCTTATATGGTATATCCACGTTAATCCGCTCTGTCAGTTTTGGATATGGTGGCAAGTTAATCATTGGCATCTGGTTCATTTTGTCAATCACGTTTGGATACAAAACGAGGGGTGCCATTTGCTGAAGGAAGTTATTCTCAGCCATGTCCTGTGGATCTGGAAAGTCTAGCCTCTTATATAAATCAATATCAGACATTTTTCCCAGCTTTGAAAGGGTAATCGCTTCGTCGCGCTGCGTTCCTTTATCTGTCGGCAGTGTTGAACCAGGTTTAATAACAATCTTAATACCCAGTTGATTGTAATGCTGCATCATATCAAAAAGCTTCTTACCTTTTTCTTGTCCCAAAACTCGTGCGTAGTGGTCAGGTGTATATTTGGCAAGCATGATTTGTACTTCCCAGTTATAAATACCGGCCATAAGGCGCTCTATTCCCCTAACCATCTGATCTATTCGACCATAGTCTGATTCCTTAGCAAGCTCATCTTGTCCTAGTGTGCCATTTTTTGAGCGTTCGCCTCTCGTTGTCGAATGCGTCCCCATGATATTATCAGCCATGTTAATAAGGTGCATGAGATTATTCTCAACGTATGGCGCGAGTTGTTTTGGCGGGACACGGTAGAGAGCACGGGCGGCTTCGCCACCTTTCACGCTTAATTTATCATCTGGAGCGCCGGTATATTTAGAAAGCTCGTCTCTATCTATTAAATCATTGGCACCAACAAGTATTCCTTGATCCCGTGAAGTATCGGTGAGTATTCGTTGCATGAGATTGATACCGTCTTGGATTGGTATGACTTGTGAGACAGGTGAGGTATCGTCCCAGATATGCTTACCTAAGTTCTGCGAATTGAGGACGATATAGGGTTTGTGTGGATAATCAAAATGGTTAAGTGCTTTATCAAATTCTTTTTTATCATCCCAGATAAGGAGGGGATTAAGTTTTTTCTGCAAGATGACATTCTGCATCTTCCAAACAACATACTCGCCGTCATCCGTCCAATACTCCCAGAAACCGATAGGCGTGTCCCCATACTCATCAAGTGACACGGTAACACCGGGGAAAACTGCTGTTAGGAGTTCTTTTTCTTTCTCGGGAAACATGTCAATAAGCTCAGAAAGCGTCTTTTCCAGGTATTGAGGAATACAGATATCTTGTAAGTAATAGCCTTCCTGTTCGAAGATAATTTTATGCGGATTAACATACTCAATAACATAATCATCAATATCGTCATACCAAATAGGCTTTGCAACTCCTATTTTATATAACAACAAGTGACGTGCGAGCATTTCAATGAGTGCCTGTTGCGGATAATCCTCATCATAGTATTTATTCAAAAGTACTTTTTGAAGATTATCAGTAAACCACCTGACGTCTTCGTCCTCAAGTTCATCTTGTCCAGCAATTGAGATAACAGGCTCGGCGGGTTTACTTGTCATAATCGGGACAATTGTTTCAACACCCATGTAAATGACATTTTGAATAATTCGGGACTGGTGCCAACGAAGTGAGAGTTGCTTTAAATGGTCGCGACTCCAGTAGCGTTCGTTATTTTTACCTTCCTTTTTGAAATCTTCGTACTCTTTTGAGGGTTTAATTTTCCGATTAATCATTTTGACTAAATCGGAATCTGTGGCATCAATTGTGTAGTAATCCTGGACTTCGCCAGGGCCTTCGATTTTGAGATCTTGATTTTGCGGATTGTCAGCCATATAAATGGTAACTTCCGCAAGGTAAGTATCCTATAAAGATGACTTGGTGTCAATATCCTTATGTAAACCTAAAGTAGTCACAGTCTCTCTGGTGAAATTCTCGAATAGTAATCTTTTTCGTTCTATAGTCATAGGTTAAGCCCTGATGAAGGCCACATTTAATACATACCAAGCTTCCCATCAGGAGAAACTTACGTTCCTCACCAAAGCTATTTTTAAAAGTGATTATATTTTCTTCTGGTATGTCTATATCTGTTTCCATTATGGTAGTATAGTTATATTATCCTTTGATAGTCTTAAATTAGCCTGAGCTTTCTCGATCATTACAATACGGTTTGGATATTCCTTTTTAAGAAGTTCCAAGGCTTCCACTCTTGTTTTTGGCCTTTTTAGGATAATAAATCTAGCAAACTTTTCTTTTTCTGCTGGCCCTACGAGAACCCCCATTTTACCTAGACTATTAAGCCAATTCTCAAAAATCTTAACTGAAATTTGCTCCCTCTGTGAGGTTGTCATACTTCTCTCCAATCCTTATTTGCATTGGGATCATGTTTCTCAACAATAAAACCATCTGCTTTCTGAGGTAGGAATTTTGAGGGCCTTTCATGTTTCTTTGACGTATGCCACTGTGCTTTGACTGGATATTCATCAAGCATCTGGTAGGCAATAGCACAGGCCATAATAAGATCAGAGAACGTCCCTGATTCTGGCCGTGGTTCGCCGGTTCGCTCTTGTATGACAAATGTGAGCATTTCTGAGATAAGTTCCTTATCGTAGATTTTGAGTTCCTTATTGCGGATTGCCATTGCGAGGGTATCAAGCATTTTGCGCCTATTAGCAACAGTAGTTGTCCAGCCTATTCTTTCTTCTTCTTTTTGGGAGACTCGATCGAACGTTTTCTGACGGTAAAGCTTATCCAAGGGATAACCAAGGTCTCTGAGTTTCTCAATCGTGCCTTGCCCGATGTTTCGCTCCACAGCAAGTAATGGAAAATCACCTGTTTTTTTCTTAATGTAATAACCCAGGTTGTTGAGTTCATAGCCAAATTGTGGCGATTCTACCCTTGCCTGAAACGTAATAGGCACGTCTTTGTATTTTCGGGAAATAAATACGGCTGCTGAATACGAGAGACCGTTTCCGGGATCTCCAGCTCCGCAAAGCAATTCTCCTCCTTCAAGTTGACGATAAATCCGTACCATCTTTTACAACCTCACCTTCAGTCTCTAGGGGCTTAATCCTATCTATTAGCTCTTCGGTTGTTGGTGAATCTTTTATATCCTCCGCTTCTTTTGCTTTCATCTCTTCAGGTGTTGCAAGATCTTCATTTATTTCAGGCTGTGGTTCTATTTCAGGCTCTTTTTGTGGTGCCAAATAGACTGTTGAGACTAGGCCAAATCTGATACATCGCTGATTTGAACAAATATAGTGACCCCTGACTGCAACATCATCAACTAACTGCCTTTCACAACCAAAACAGGCATTCATTGCGTAGCCTCCCGTTTATTCTTAGCTGTAGCGGCTCCACCAAGTCTTCCTGCGTCACTCGCTGTCTGAGGGTTCCACTTATGAGCTAGGCCCTGTTTTTGTGCTGAAATGCCTCCAGCTTGTGCTATCTTGCGTTGCTTTTCTTTGTCCATCGAGGCAAATCCTCTTTTCGGATATTTCTTTTTAGGTATGGTTTTAATAATTACTGCTGCCATTTTCCCTTTCTGCTTTTCGTCTCTTTCGACAAGCTACACATCTTCGAGGAAGATCAAAGCCTTTTGATTCGAAAAAAGCCTTTTCTGAGTCTGTTATTGTAAATGATGTTCCGCAATCGCGGCAATTCTGTTCCATTATGTTATATGTGTTGTTAAAACTCGACAACCGTTTTCTGTGACCTCTACCATGCTTTCAAACATGGCTGATTTCTGCCCGTCTCGTGTCTTTATAGTCCAGCCGTCATCTTGTAATATACCAGACTGATCGTTATAAGACAAGTGTGGCTCAAGACAATATTTCTTACCAAGCTCAAACACTGGCACGTTTTCATACTCTTTATATTCATACTTAGCTTTGCCATTAACGATAGTCTTGATTTCCTCAAGGCCAATATCATACATCGGAATTATCGGCTCCTCGTGCATTGCTTTGCCGATACCGTGACCATTGAGGTGCTTATTGATAACAAAGCCATTCTTTTTAACAAACTTCTCGATTGCTCGACCTGGCGCAGTGATCTCGACTCCGGGTTTTACGCAACTTATCCCCACTTCTAGAGCTTTTTTAGCATAACGCAGTAGACGCTCGTCACGGCTACTTATCGTGCCTATACCAACAGTAAGCGCTGCGTCTGCGTAAGAGTTATCCACAGATAAACCACAATCAATTGTGAGTAAGTCACCGTCTTTAAGCGTGTAATCGTAAGGTATGCCGTGACTGATTGTGTCATTGACGCTGAGGCAAAGGATTGAGGGGAAGGGCGTTTTTGCCCATGCAGGCTTATAGCCACGGTTCGCGCTTTTGGCACCAACGAGAGCAAGGAAATCGTTAGCGTAGCTTTCGAGTTGCAATAAATTTATGCCAGGCTCTGCAAGTTCGCTAACTCCTATAAGTAATTTTGATATAAGTTCTTCAGGTGTCATTCTATAGCGTCAACCCTCGTCCCGAAACTAGGACGTAACCGATGACGATAAGACCAAGTGCGATTCCTATTGTTAGAAAGTCGTATGGGCCTTGCACTAATTTAAATACTCCAGCGATCAAACATATTGCTCCTAAAACTAGTAATAATAGCCTTGTTACACTCATGGATAATCACCCCGCTTTCTCATAAAGATTAACTCTAATTATATCAGAAACTACAGTAGTCCCAAGGATAATCTATTTTCTTTTCCATATTAGTCTTCTAAAAGTTTCTCTATCCCTTTTATATATCCATTTGCCCAAGATGGTACATGCTCGCCTTCGGGTATTAGATTATAAATACCTTGAGAATCATTTTTTAATCGTTCCCCCTTTCCTCGTATCTCTTGTTTCTGAAGGTGTAAAACTGAGCCTATTAATCCTCTCAATGCATCATCAGTACCACCTTCTGCAATTTCTTCTATTGCTGAGATATATTGACGAATGTGATCTTTGTCAGGCTCCCAGTCTTCTGTACTAGCCTGATTTCCGTGGATAGATCCTGCTTCGATTGCTAGCTCTGAGAGGTGGACTATTTCATTGATTGCAGCCTGCCTCGTTGGCATGGCGTACTTAACAAGACTCTGGCTAATTTTCTCTTTTAAAGTAACTCCTGGGCCAACAAGAGAGCTCATATGTGAGACTCCTGGAGAGCACTTGTTTACATTGGAACTATCCTCTGAGTCAAGATTTTTTGAATGAACTCAATTACATCACTTACTGCACTTTTTTTAATACTTCTGCCTGTCAGGCTTATGCAATAATTTCTTATTTCTGTGAACGCTCCCTCCCGTGTTTCCTTTTCTACTTGGGATATAACAGTTTCAAAGAAGGACTCGATTTCTTCAGGCGTTGCCTCTAATAAATATTCAGCATCCTGCACATCATTCGCCCCGTTCGCAGTAGCAGGATAATATTTTACAAACTTTTCTTTGAAAGTCTTAATGATATTTGTTTTTAGATTGCTCATGATTTATAACCAATGTGAAATTATCTGCAAAATTCTTATGCCACAGTAAATAGTAATAATAAAGTCAATAATATTTAATTTTATATCCATATATAGTTAGACTTCGCCCATGCGTTCAAACTGTCGCACCCCAGACACGTCAATAGCTCCCGCTCCCGCTCCTGCTCCCGCTCCAGCTCCTGCTCCCGCTCCAGCTCCAGCTCCTGCTCCCGCTCCAGCTCCTGCTCCTGCTCCAGCTCCTGCTCCCGCACCTGCTCCAGCTCCCGCTCCAGCTCCAGCTCCCGCTCCATAAGTCCACCCCTGCTATTTTTACAAAATTCATATAACTCCTTTCTGTGCGTTCTTTTGAGACTAACACGCACCCCGTCCCCGTGTTATTTCTGTTCTCTTGGAAGTCTGTGTTTCCAATCAAATGCGTCCGTTATTGAAGCGACGTTCACAAACATATCAACTTCAACAGGTTCAACTTCTGAAAGAATGCCTTTCATGATCGCTTCTCTGAACCGCCCCGTATCTGCTATCCATGCAGCATCTTCAAGGACTAAAAAGTTGCCAACGATTGCTTTAACCCTCCCTGTTGCAAAATAGGTAACTGTTCTGATGAAATACGCTTCACCTACTTCAAATGGCACATCTTGGTTTTGATAATCAATCGTTTGTTTTTTACTCTTGACCTGTTTTTCAAGCTTTTCGAGTTCTTTTAATTCGTTTACTAATTCTTCTTTTGTTTGACTCATAATTTTTATTCACCTCCTTTACACTTATGTCTTCTTTTACTTCCTATTCGTTTTTCTCTAATCCAGCGATTGCATTTTTTGCAAAAGAAATTGATAACCTTGTCACTCACGCACCTATTTTAACAGCTTACTATAAAATCCCATCCTTAATCTTCTCAGACATTCTTTGCATCGCGCCTTATACGTGCCAATAATTGAGCCTTTATAAAAGTCATTGAGGGACTTAGTGTGTCTGCATAGACTGCAAGTCTTTTCGATTTCCATAATGTTGTTTACTGCAATAGTTCACCTTGATCTGAGATTCGGCCAAATTGTACTGGCTCGCGCATAATACTTCTGAGGTGGTTAATACCGGCCGTGTCGAAAAACTTACTACCTGAGCTCATATAGGCATCCTCACGGGTTAGCGGATATTCTTGGAGAAACATTTCACGCGTTGTAAACTCTCGCTCTTTTTCCGCTAGCCACTGATTTGAATATAGCTCAGTTGCACTAAAAAAGCAAGACCTAAACTTAGACTGTCCCTCATACGCTTTTTGCTCCAGTATTTGATAATAATTACCGTAGCCATTTGCCGTTGATTCGATAAACACCTTACCAATATCCTGGTCTACCATCTGAAGTGCGCCCTCGATTGTCTCACGGGCCGTAATGATATCTGTATCTGGGAAGTGCGCCCCTTCTGAGAAGTGAAGGTTCTGAACTGAGTCGACGCGAAGCGCTACTTTTGAGCCTGCCGTACCGATTGTAAATGTCGCACCGTTTATCTTATTAACTAATTCATTTGTATTTGAGGTATCGCAGATATCGTCCAGAGTCTTACCAGATTTCGCTAAACATGACTCCATAAAGTACCGAGCGCGTCCCAGGAGCTTTTTCGTTTCGTCCCGACTATTAGCTATACAAACTGAAGCTATTGGGTAATCTTCAAGGAGAAAGTCTGTTGCGAACATAGCTAAGATCAAACTCGAAAATCCCATCTTGCGGCCCTTAAGGATAATGTCACGCACTCCCCTAAGTTCTTTACCATAATGAGCTTTCATACCGAGAAGATACTTATCTTGGGGATTATTGAGGATAAAAGGTTTAGCATAGCCCTCCTTATTCTTAATTTCAAAGTTTGATTCGATGAATTTTTGGTAATTCAAGGCCATAGTTATATTTATATAGAGTAGTGGGGGCAAGGATTTGACGAGTGCTCCCTTTCGAGTTTGCTATCTTGGGTTTTCACCATTACTACTCGTATAGTCACCTTGCAAATTCCGATCTCCGTTTATGTGCACTCGGTGTGTTATCTATTCCACCACCCCACTACTATAATACTCTAGAAATCAGTATAACCCCGCGATTATCGGCACTTTTAGAGAACTATAAGCTACTTAAACCACTCATAATATTCCTGTTGTTCAACTCCTGTATATATTATGAGAAGTGGTAAACCTGTACGTAGTCGTTGCCAATTCATAAACATCCTGCCGGTTCTCCCGTTACCGTCAATGAAAGGGTGGATTTTCTCATACTCAACATGACGCTGTCTCCATAATCTTCTCATACCCAAAATATCAATATTTACCTCTTTACACCACTCAGCTACAGCAGTTGGCACCTGATGCCAATCTTTTATCTCGCGTCCTCCAATCCAGACTGGTACTCTTCTGAAATATCCTTTTTCACTCGGCAAGAGCTTTTGATGTAGCATTAAGATTTTATGTGTTTTCAAAATGACGCTCGGTGTTAATTCTGGCTGCTTTTTTAGATGAATCCATGCTAACTTTGCCTGAGCAAGTGAGTCTTCATCTGAGACATTCTCAATTAAGTTAGACTCAACGAGAAATTCAATTTCTTCGATTGATAATTTATTCTTCATAATCTTTTTTATTTAAACCAATTCCAATTATGACATTACTCGGTTTATTGTCTGCTTGCCAAAGACCGAAATCTTTCTTCGCCTCCTTGAGATAATCGAGTCTGACTTTAGCATCTTTGTCGCCAAGCCCTGAGCGTTGTATCTCGGCCATGAGATCAATATTGACGCCAGTTTCGAGTAGTTTTTCACGATATTCCTCGATTAACAACCTAAATCCCTCAGATTCGACCAACTTACTGCTCGGGTGTGTGCTAGTTTTGGGTGCGTAACCTCCTTTTACCATAGCCTCGCCAAGACTTTTTGAACCGGGAATATTTTCAAATGTTTTTCTTTGTTTTGCTGTTGGCTTGACCTTGTTCTTCCGCATACTGTTTAGTTATACCTGATTTCATTATTCTTTTCAATGCTTTTTCCAATTCAATCGAAGATAAATCCCCGTCTGTGCGACCCTGTATGTAGTTAAATGTCATTAAAATAAATATAACGACGCAGAAAACCCAAAATTGCCAGTGAGATGCCTTAAGACCAGAGAGTAAAAGCAGGCAAAAGACGAATAACCACTGAAAAAGAGTGGATAACTTTTTATGTTTAGCAAGCCATTCAAGATCCTCAAATATTGGATAGAGTATTTTTTCAATCATCTAATTGCTCCTTAACGATTTGAATAAATTGTTCCATTTCTGACTCGTAGAATTGTTCGAAGCTCGTTGCTGTCTGTTTCTGTTTAAAAAGGACAAATAATACACTTCTCAGGCGCTGCGAGGGTGTTTTCGTATTTAATTCACGATTAACGCTATAGGTATCTTCTGGAGTTTCCTCTGGTATGATGGTTAGATCAACATTAATCCCTTGTAGTTCAAAGAAGAGTGCTTTTTCCTCTGAGGTCAACTCGGGTGTTTGTACGTTAAAGCTGATACTTCGGTCGACACGGCTCCGAATTGAGCCAATGTTAGCTTGTGTTTTAATTGCTTTCATAACATTATCCGCGTCCAGTTGACGGCGGGGCAGAGGGTGTCATTGGTGAGGAATCATTATGTGCTTTCGTGCATTCAGGACACGAACTGAGACCGTCCCCATGTGTTTCTTCTTGGGCAGGGAGGGCAGGTGATTCCGGCACTACCTCTATGCTCGGAATTTCAGAAGGAGAAGGTGGCGTTTCAGTTGGTACAAATAAGGGAGTTGCTTCTGGTAGTGCTGGGATGCATGCAAACGCTACTCCGGCAAAAAGAAGGAATGTTATTACACCGATAAGAAAATATTTTAGTTTCATGCGAATATCTTTCCGTCATCTGGACTTATTTCTGGCTCTTTGCCTTCAAGTGCTTTCAAAGTCGCAAGACAGTCTTCAGTAAGTTTGATTATCTCTTGGATGTCCCCACGGTAAGTGACGTAATAACCTACAATCGGATTACCCCCGAGAGAAGCTCGTAATACTTTGGTTCCAAGTCTGGTATCGTCTGCTTTTTTGATTACTTTGATTTCTGTCATTTTCGTTTTTTAGGTTTTACCTTATAGTCATCAACCTTGGTGCCTATCTTACTTTTCTGGTACGGATTGCCCCATGCATGACTGTACAGCTCATCTATTTTACCACGTCTATCCTTCGGTTGCAAGAGGTCTTTGGCAAATTCTCGACGTTCAAAATCTCGCTTTCCTTCAGCTTTAACACTCGTGCCTATCCACAGTTTACCAGCGCGGGGAAGTATTTCTTCTTTCTTACAAACGTTACAACGCCTGAGGTAGGAATCAGCGTCCATTGAGATAGTTTCCATGTTGGAGAAGATACCGAGGCTATGATTGCATATCATATTATTTTAACAAATCCTGATTCTCGTAAATATTGCCGATAATTTCATCATGAATTTCTGAGAACTGAAACAGATTAGGTAACTGCTTAGTTAAAATGAAAAAGCCTGCTGTTCCCCATTTGACCTCACCAATAAAAGCAGTTCCTTGTCTCATGATTTTTACAATATCCCCCTCATATATCTCTGTACCATTTTTATCATTGAGTCCGGTGAATTGTAGGGCAATCATTTTATCTCCTGAAAACTCTGACTTCCTAGGATCACTATGGATATTTGCAAACCCCCGATTATTTACATCGAGAGTTAATTGATCTTCGCTCATCTCCTCAGCAGTAAACATTCGTTTTTGTCCTGTATTCCATGCTCTAAATTTTATTACTCGATTATTCATTATGGTCGTATATTTTTCACGTCTTTGTCTGTTTGTATTTCAGTTTCTGGTAAGTGGTGTCGTATTCCTTCGGTATAGACTTTCTCATTCATTGCTTGTTCTTCCTCTTCAGGGCTTGGTGATGCGAGCCAGCGCGTTGCTGCCTCACCGACGATGCCTTGGCTTGCTTCCATACGCTCCTCACTAGACATACTTGTCCATGTTTGGACGGCACCCCGTAGCCCTCTCCCTTTTTTTAACTCCTTATCAATGAGTCGTTTACATAAAACAATGCCATATAAGAAACCATAGACAATAAAAGGAGCAATGAGTATGAGTACTAGTATTAATGCGAGTTCCATAATTTTAAGGCTGTAACAATCTGGATAGCTGACTTCTCCTTAACACCTGTTATGGCTGTTAATGGTGCTTTCTGCATCTCAGTCATGAGCTCACCGACTGTTGTTATGCCGACCTTCTTGAGCCGGACTTTTATTATATTCATGAGCTGTAATTTGTCAAGGGGATCGTCAAGGGATTTGACAGGCCCCTTACTGTCAACAAGAAGCGGTTCACTGTCAATTCTAGTGTCAGGCTTTGGGAGTAATCCTATTTTGAGAAACTCACGGTCAAGAGCCTGGGTGAATGAGGCGGTAAATTTTTCAACATTATCAGGGGATTTGACACCAATTGCGAAGAGAGCCACGAGAGAAGCCTTATAGACAGATTTTATTATTTGCTCTCCAGAAATGTCCATACTATTATTGTGGTTCTTGTTGTTTCTTCTCTTGCTCTTTGTCCACGATTACGGCCTCTGTCGTTAAAATCATATTTGCGACACTTGCCGCGTTCTGTAACGCACTGATGGTAACACGGACTGGATCAACAATGCCGTTATCCTTCATTTTGACGTACTCGCCAGTTACAACGTCGTATCCTACGTCTTCGGGTAGTTCAGCTACCTTAGAGGCCACTACATCGCCACTGACGCCCGCATTCTCAGCGAGGAGCTTAATTGGTTTACTAAGTGCTTTCTGGACAATCTCGGCACCAAGGGCTTCTTCTCTAATTGGTAAGCTAGTGTCAATTTGCTGACTGATTCTAAAAAGCGCAAGACCACCACCGGGGATAATACCTTCATCAACGGCGGCCTTTGTCGCACCGATTGCGTCGCGTACTCGCTCGACCTTCTCCCTATTCTCAGCGTCACTTGCTGTACCAACCTTGATGACAGCGACGCCTGAGGTGAGTTTAGCAAGCCTCTCTTGGAATTTCTCTTTTTGGTACTCGTGATCAGCATCGTTTGCTTGTTCTTCGAGTTGCTTAGCTCGTGCAAGTACTGCCTGCTTTTCACCTTTACCACCAATGATTGTGGTTGAGTCTTGGAAGGCAACAACCTTGTCAGCTTGGCCGAAGTCAGTAAGCTTGATGTCTTTGAGGCTCATGCCCATTTCTTTTGAAATTAAAGTCCCCCCCGTTAGCACTGCAATGTCTTCTAAGCCGTCCCGCATACTCTGCCCGAGCGTAGGGGCCGTAACAGGGAGGACATTGAAAACTCTATTTGTGAGATTCTGGTGAAGTACTTGCATTGCTTGACCGCCTAACCCATCTGGAGAAATGATAACGAGATCCTTTTTATCGTTGCTTTTGAGAACCGTAAGAATGGGCAAGACCTCCTCAAGTGTCGTCAGTGTTTGGTCGGTAATGAGGATATATGGATTTTCAACAGACGCTTCGAGTTTTTCGTTTACCTTACCATCCCGCATTGTCCAGACAAACATTGGGTGTATCCAGCCTTTATCCCATTCCATACCGTCTTTGAATTCAGTAACGTAACCTGGGACGGTGCCCTTATCAACAGTGACAACACCGTGGGTGCCGACCTTCTCAAGAGCTTGCGCAACGGTTTTGCCTATTTCCTCATCGGCTGCCGAGACGGTTGCGACCTGGATCATTTTGTCGAGATTTCCTTCAATTGGTTCAGCCATTTTTTCAAGGAGGGAGACAGCCTGCTTAATTGCTTTGTCGATACCCTTGACCAAAAGCATGGGATTGTCACCAGCCACTAAGTATGATTCACCTTGTTTTGCTATTTCGTATGCTAGTACGACAGAAGTTGTGGTTCCGTCTCCTGACTTATCATTTGTTTTCGCTGCTGCTTCCCGTATTTTTTTGGCTCCAATATTCTCAGCAGGGTCTTCTAAGTAGATCTCATTAGACACTGAGATACCATCATGTACTGTAATTTGGCCTGCATACTGTGTGTCCATAGAAACATTCCTACCCTTAGGGCCAAGAGTAGTGCCGACAGCGCGAAACATTATGTATGCTCCATGCATCATTTTTTCTCGTGCTTCACGGCCAAACAAAATGGTTTTGGGATTAACGGCCATCTGCCTCCTTTACTATTACTGTCCCCATCACCGTTTCAAAAGGCAAAAATGCATACTTTGTTGAGGATTCGTAATTTGGTATTTCTTGCTGGGTATGGGGTTTGTAGTAGATAGTGTCACCAAGTTTAGCAGGTGAATTAAGGTAGGTATTCTCAACAAGCCTCGCTTCACCGACGGCGATAACTTTGGCTCTCATTGAGAGATCTACGATATTGGGCAGGTAAATACCGTCAGCACTTTGTTTGTCGTTTTCGATAAGTTCAATAAGTAAAAATCCTGGCGCGGGTTGAATATTGTCCATTAATTGATCGTCCTTTCAGGGGCTTTGTTTTCTATTTCCAGAAGTTCTGCAACACTTCCGAGTCTCTCAAGAGCTTGCTTATGGTTTGTTTCCCACTGCGCCAACTCTGCTGACACCTTAGGATCGACACTAATAAGGGAAAGTTTATGGAAGAATTTTACCTGAACCTCAGCAACAGTGACGTCTTGCAGGATTTGGTTGTAGAGATTAATAAGAGTATCTTTTTTGGTTAATTTCTCGACAGACATAAGTAACGTACTTATCTTATCTAATCAATATTGATGTGTCAAGAGGTATATGCTATACTTTTCTTGGTGGGTGTCCTCTTCGTCTGATGAGGATTTAATGCAGTAATGCTAAGCATGTCATTTGTGAGGTTGTGCAGTCTTTAGGCCGAAGTGACGCGTATTCCGCGCCTAATAACAACCAGCCCACCGCTTTTTTATCCTCCGTGAAAAATCCTGAATCTATGAACCATACACCTCTGAGTTTTCATGTAAAAGAGGCTAATGTAATTGTCGGACTTGAGGCATTTAAAATACTTGGCGAAGCGCAGCAAAGAGGAGACAGGCAATCATATGAAAAAGTCCATCATTTTATTAATAGTCGACCTTTTCGAAAAAATAGCCCCTTGATATTTTTAATTAAATTCTTTATAAATAGAGTACGTCCGATTTAATCGGCACTCCTACGGTAAAGGGGAGTATAAAGCTAAAAAACTAAAAACCGTTTTCACATGGTAAGGGTTACACTTTACCAAGTACGTTTTTTAGCGTCCTTACCAGGTGAGAGCGGTTTTTTTATGATAAAAAGTATAGTCGAACGATACGAAGAATTAACACGACCCTCGGATTCCATCGGTGGCTCATACCGATATTCTCCATATAATACTAACGTCAATGACGTAACAGGCACCCTCACAATGAAACAGATACGCAAAGCCTTCAAAAAAGCTCGATTAAAAAATGACTAATAACGAACTGATTGATAAAATACAAAAGGAAATAATCGGAACTCCTCAATATGGTTTCGAGGAAAAGATGTGGCAAGATTTCATTGAACAAAACTTCTCACGAAATGGCGAAATCAGCGGCGAATCATACTCTTCAGAATTAAATAAAGTTTTATCTTCGGCGGCCGTTTATCATGTTCTTTCTCACCTTAGAAACAGTCTTAATAATCTTAAGATTGAGGAGGAATAGGGGAGCAGACTACCCACCACTCGCAAGAGTTCGGCAATACTGCACTATGACCGACGACGGGAAAGGCTCATCGCACAACGACAACCTTTGAGTAAAACGAGATTTTTACTGGGAAGAGTGAAAGTGAGTTGAGAGCATTTTCCAGAGGAGAGAGTAGGAGGGCGCACCAGTTGTTAGCTTAGGGATAGGCCGAAGGCCTAAGAGGATACTTACTATAACTGATATTTACTAGTACATAGAAACGTAAAAATAAAACTATTGCAATAAAAACGGTGCATAATGTTCAGCTATTGACAAGCCCATAATAGTGTGATAGAATACTGTTCAGTTAGGTAATAGGCATGATATCGCGCCGAAGTAAGTCACCCGCGGTCAAAAGAGGGAGCCTAGCTTTAAAAATATGACACTTAATACTAAAAGAGCAATCATAGCAAAACGGCCAACAAGCGAGATGGCAAAGGCGAAGCATTTATACGAACTCTTGCAACTTCAAAAGGAGCTTAAGGAGCAGGTAGACACGTATAAAGAGGAGTTACTGACTGTTATGCAGCAAAGTGATACCTTGAGTCTGAAAACGGGCTCATACACGCTTACGCGGGCCAATCGTATTACGCCTGATGTTGTCGATTTTAGACAACTGAAGAAATCGCTGGAAAAGGCACGTATCCCCTTTATGACTGAGGAAGTATTCGCACCGCAAATGACAGTCGTATTCCGTGAGGCAATTAAGGAGAATCGAGCACTTGCAGGGCTTGAAGCAAAAGAGACTGAATATGTTAGTATTCGATTAAACGAGAAGAAAATAAAATAATATGTTTCATTTATTAAGTATCATTGCAGTATTAGTAGGGATGGCTTTGGCTATCATTTATTGGAAGCTGGCGCTTACTATTCTTGCTATTGTATTAGGCGTAGGTTTGTTTCTCCTTTTTCTGATCCTACGCGAGTTTAGTAAGAATGAGGAGGACGATTTAGTATGAACGCATACGATTTAATCAGAAAATTACAAGAAGAAGTTAGTGTTGAGCTTGATCGTAAGGTGAAAGATCCTCGTGAAATTGATCTTGGTACACTTCGCGTTAAGCAAGATCTCATTACGCACATGATTGAGCTTCTTCAAGAGGAAGATGAAAGACCGTTTTAAATAATGAAAAATACTATTAAAGTTATTATTTTTGCTTTCTACATAAGCATGTTACTCATTCTTAGTGCTGCCTTTTTTGATAATCCGTCTCGACTTCTCGTACAGTCATTTGCTGTTGTAA